CTATCAAGATCGTTCGTTTTTCTTCAAGTTCTTCTATTGAATCTTTAATTTGCTCTAGTTCTTCAATAATTTTTATATTATTGTATAGAAAATAGTATCCATTGTCATGTAAACAAGCTTCATAACTTCCGTCTGAAGAAGATAACCATGAGCTTGCTTGAGATTTTATTGCCGCAAGATGCGCTTTCATTTCATTAAGATTACTAATTATCATCTGTTTATCCCCTAAAGGCAGTAATTTGACTGCCCTTTTTTCATTCTATAACTTCTTTTTCAAAAACAACTGGCTGTAATCCTCTTAAAAATTTACCAGAGCCACCTTTTCCATCCATAAAGCCAAAATGATCTGGTATTGCTTGTTTAGCAATGTACTCTGCTGATTCTCTGCTATCAGCTTCTATATCTATTTTAAAATTTATTATTCCTGTATATTTTTTCATTCCCCACCTCCAATGCCGTGTGCTTTTTCTATTGCTCTTACTAACTTAAAATAGGGTTCATTATCCACATAACCATCGCCATTTAGAAAACCATAAGCCTCACTTTCATAATCAGCACTTTCATCTTGGTCAATGGCAAACCCTGCTTTGTAACCTATATCAAAAACCTCCTCATCACTCAAAGGCTCACGTTTTAAATCAAGTTCTGCTTTTGCGTATCCCTTTTTATATTCAGTCAAACCTTCTCTTGGCGTTATAGCTTCAGGTTTGGCGAGTAGTTCTCTAATTTCAGATTGAAGCTCTTGTGTGATGTAAAAAAACCCATCAACAGCATTAATACTTAAATCTGTTATTAATGTTTCCCGTTCTTTACTCATCATCCCTCCCCATGCCGTGTGCTGATATATGTAGTTGTTCTTGGACCTTGTGTTAAACATAAATTACTTACTGTTCTATCGGTAAATATTAATTTATTTATTTCGCTTATGGGTACGCCTGAGTAAGACATAAGCAGATCAACTAACTTTGGATCAGTTATAATATGTCTTTTAATCACCCAACTATTTTTATAAGCTAAAGTATCTACACCAAAAATATTCCACCATTTACGCTTTTGTATATAAGCGGTTTTTATTTGTTCGTGCCAACTAAATTCGTAACTATTCATTCCCCACCTCCAATACCGTGTGCTTTTTCTGCATCTTTAACCCCTTTTCTATATGCAAGAAACCCGATATACTCAGCTTCTTCATATAGCGTGAACACATCCAAATCACTCAAAGGCTCACGTTGTGAAGCTTTTTTACCTTGCTCAAAACCTAACTTATGCCACCTCGCAATCCTATCCTCAATAGGCACAGGCTCAGGTTGGGCGAGGAGTTCTTGTATTTCTTTATACAAACCGTGACTAAGAAAAAAATCACCATCATCATCACCAATTAAAACTCTTTTAAGTAACTCTCTTTCTTTAGTTTTCATAATAATTACCATTTCTAAAATCTATAAATAAACTACATTCCAATTCTTTTATTTCCTTCATCCCATCAAAAAACCACATGTAGTCCTTAGTGTCTAATTCAATTGATAAATACCGTGAACAATCTTGTTTCTTTTCGCAGTTACTACCTAAGCATCGTGCAGTTTCAGTAGCTAATGGATGTTTCATCTTCATAATACTCTCCGATTCGTGGTACTTGAGTTCCTACCGCTTTTATGTAGAGATCCAGTAAGTTAATTGCTTCATTCCAACCTGCTGGTGGGTTCTTTGTTTCCTGTTTAACAGTTGATAATGTTCCTGCTGCTATTCCTGTTCTTCTGCATATTTCAGCTTGATTAATGCCATTCTTGCCTAGTTTCATTATTATGACAGGCCAATCTAAATCCCTATCCATTGCTGCTCCTACCATCCATTTTCTTACGTCTTATATCATCACAAAACAATTCCATCTCTTTGCTTCTGTGCATAAATTGAACAATTTGTGCCGCCATGCCAGTAATCTTAATGGGTCTACCTTTGCCAATAAAAGCTGATACTTCTCTTATGTAGGGTATCCAATCCATAATTTCAGCTCTGTTGTAAAGAACAGTTCTGTCAAAATGTACGCCCATGTGTTGTGGCGCACTGTATTTTTTATCTTTTAAAATCTTTTCAAGTGTCAACATTTTAACGCCAATTAAGCTGGCAATTTCTTTTTTGGTGATATTCAACTGTTCATTTATAGCTGGCATTTCAGTAGCCCTCTGTCTAAGTTTTTTAGCTCTAACACGAGCATTTATTGATGCTCTATTATTTTCCCGGTAGCGTCTATTATGTTCACGCCTTTTTTCAATACGTTCTTCTTCTGTCATCATAGTTATCTCTAAATTAGATATAAATGTGCTGGATTATCAATTGAGCCGCTATCAAAAACCGCCAGCCTTCACTTCCAACTATGCCGAGAAACATTGGCAGACCATAGTTATTAGCATTAATAAACTTTCAAGCCTCCAGCGTAGCCTAACTGCGTCCATGCTTTTTTATACAAAGAGTGCGGTTACACTGCCTTAAAATTGTTTTATTTCCCACACTCCACCCACAGCCTTTCTGCAAGGCGGTGTCTAGCTGGACTATGTGTGCGTACTGCTTTGTTATATTGTTTTTGTAGTTCTACACATTTCTTTGATTCTGCAAGGGCAGTAGTGCTGATGGTAAGTAGCATCATTAATAATATGATTTTCATTGTGTTTCCCCAATACCATGTGCAAATTCAACAGCTCTTGCTATATTTTTAGTATTTGAATTATTCCATAAAATTTCAATTTCTTTATCTGTTAAAGGGTTTCTTTTAGCAGGTGATGTATAAAGTGGAATTGATTTACAATTTTTATTTGGATAATTAAGAGTAAATATATATTTATTGTTAGATTTTCTAAGATAACCAGTAGGAATTCTCTGGTTAATTTTAAATTCAACTTGTTTATATTTTTCTAAATAATTTTTAATATCAAGATATAGATTTATTTGATCTTCTGATTGCGGATTAAAAGCAATAAGAACTTTAGTTAATAACTCTTCCATCATTCCCCCAAAACCAATTTGGTGGCTTTCCAAGACATAGCATCACGGATAATAGTATTGATAGGCGAATGTCTTTCGGTTGGGATAGGACAGTTCACAGACCGCTCTAAGATGCCAAAGAAGATGCCGCCATCCTCTTCTATTACTTCAGCGTTAATCAATGCTTGGCAGTAGTCTACGAACGCCTGTGCTACTAATATACCGCCAAGTTCTTGGTCAGTAATCATGTCATCAACAATGGTGTCAACTTTCATACTAAGCTCTTCTTGCTCATCATCATGGTCATATTCAACTATCATTATATTCCCCTAGCCTTTATCATTGCATCTGCGTAATAGTAAGATATAGCAGCTAATTCACTGCTGTTATGATTTTTCCTATACTCAGTCTCACTTATAAGAGATCGCATAACTTCCACTGCCATGTAATCTCTCAAACTTGGCATATTTGAAGTATCAATTTTATTATCAAAAAAATCTTTTATGCTTATCATTAGAAGTCACCTCTTGGAGCTACGAACGATGGTACGTTGGTAGGTAGCTCCAACACTTGATAAATACGCTCACCTTTAGGGCTATTATCAATAATAAACATACCACTGCCAGTCTTGTGGATCTGGACAGAATGGCTGTCTTTGGCATAGGTCGTTCCAATTATAAAACCACATGTAAGAGCTGTTACTATCATTACTGCTATTTGTTTATTGTTCATTTTAGTTTCTCTCGTTGTTGTTAAAGTGGGGCTATCTTAAAACTAAGAAATACTTATGTCAACACTAGCTTTACATTATTTATCGTAATGCGCTTAAGAGCCTATTCTGCGTGGCATCTTTCTCATTTATAACTCGCATTACCCGTTCATCAATGCCGTCTTTTACAACTAAATGAACAATACGAACAGGTTTAGTTTGTCCTTGTCTATGTAATCTTGCATTGAACTGTTGGTAATATTCCAATGACCAACACAAAGAAAACCATATGGTCATACATCCACCTTCATAAAGATTGATACCATGACCTGCTGATTGGGGGTGAGCTAGTAGTAACTTAATTTCACCTCGATTCCATGCTTGTATAGTTTCATCCCGTTTGTCTAAACGCACAGCATCGGGGAAACGTGCCTGTAGACGTTCAAGATCACTTCTATAGTTATAAGCCACCAGAATATTCTCATCATTCTGTTCAATCAACTCAGCTAACGCATCAAGTTTAGCCGTGTGAAGTTCTCCCCAATTCTTATATTCATCGGTGTACATTGCCCCATTGCAATATTGCAATAACTTATTAGCTAATACAGCAGCGTTGATTGCTTCTACCTGATGACCTTCAAACTCAATAAATAGATTACGTTCAAAAAGTTTATACGCAGTTAATACTTTGGGTTCTAACTCAATCTCTTCAATCAAATCTATACGATCAGGTAACTCAAGATAGTCAGCCGTTTGCATAGATAAGGTGTAAGGTTGCATCAAAGTATGTATTGATTCCTGAGCGCCTTTTCTGGGCGTAAATGAATACCCCATATAATCTTGTTCAAAGAAGCGTTGTTTATATGTACTCATTGTGCGGCCTAATGAATTCCCATAGTCCACCAAATAACATTGTGACCATAAATCCAACAGGCCATTAGGTGACGGTGTACCAGTAAGCAATACCATATACTCAACAAAAGGTAATATTTTCTTCATTGCTTTAAAGCGTTGGCTAGTAGCGTTCTTAAAAGAACTGCTTTCATCCACTACTACCATATCGAAAGGCCATTTTTTACCGTAGTGGGTAACTAACCATTGGACATTTTCTCTATTAATGACATAGACTTCACTATCATGATGTAAAGCCTTTAGGCGAGTCTTCTGGTCGCCTATCACCCTATGGATTACCAAATGTTTAGTATGTTTCCATTTGCGAGATTCTTGTACCCATACGGAGTTGGCTACTCGCAATGGGGCAATGACCAATACTTTGCGGATTGATTTGGTTTGGAGCAAATCGGTAATAGCGGTTAGGGTAGATATTGTTTTACCAAGCCCCATCTCCAACATCAAAAATGATCTACGTTTATCCTTTATGAAGGCAACCGCTCTGTTTTGGTAGTCATGTAAATCAATTCGGGAAGGCATTTACTTGTTCCAATGTTGATATTACTCGTACATCAAAGCCCATTGCCCTTCTGCGGTCATGGTCTCGGTATTGAGCATCAGTTGGAGCTTTACCTGGTGCTTTGCACTCTACAAATATTAAAGTTTTATTCGGTAGCATAACAATCCTATCAGGAACAGCTCTTCTGCTAGGGCTACTATACTTATCACAACTACCACCTAATTCTTTAACTCGTTTACATAAAGCCTGTTCAATTGTTTTTTCAAGCATAGCCTACTCCTTTTAATAATTCATTTGCTTTATCAATGTAATAGTTGTGGTCTACATCATCAGGAAAAGTATCAGGCAAATCCATCAATGGCCTACAACCTAAACTATTAGGCACTTTATTACCGTTTTTAGCGTAATTAATGGTGGCATCTTGCAATTCTGCTGTTGCAGTGTGATAGAATCGTATGGCTTTGCCTAAATAACTCTCTTGCCAAACTGCTCCACCATTAACTGTGCGTACTGTGACAAACTTAGTAATGTCAGTGGAAGTTCGTATAGTCTTAGCAACAGGTTGGCCTGATGCCATTTTAGCAATGACCGCTTCAAAGATGATTTGACCATCAGGGTTTTTAGAAAGAGATGGATCTGCAAAACAACCTTTACCTTTAGTCTTGCCATCTGTTTTAACAGCTAAGTAACTATTTACATCTCTTGAAGCAATTAACCTGTAGTCTGTTTGTTCAAGATTATAGGTTGTCTTTTCTGACCATTTAGTTAATAGAGTATGCAACTCTTCTGTTTCATCAGCTCGGTAATAGACGACAATACCATCAGTATTAGCTGATACTACTTTTATACCATTGCTCTCTAATGACTCGATAAGCATCAATAAACTTAGTTGCCCTGTTATGGTGGTCTGTAGCAATAATTCAGGTGAATATAAAGCACTGAATCTGCTTCCAAATTTGCCGTATGAGCCATTTAAAACAATTTTGAGTACATCAGCTTCAACTGTGTTTTTATCTCGTTTAGCAGCTACCCTGCGATCTACAATAGATTGATATAAAGTTAAGAAGTCTTTCCCCATATTTTCAGGTGCTAATTCTTGTTGAAGTATGATACTAGGGTAAAAAGAAGTTACATCAAAGTCACTAAGCAAATAGCCTTTACCTGCTTTTACTAATTGGCTTTTCTCACAACTATGTAATCCACCAATCCCCATTTTATAAACAGTAGTACCTATGGTAATCTTTTGTCTAGCTAACCATACTGGCATTTGTACAGATCCTTTAGCCGATAGGGTAAAATCTTGCTTAAGTAATTGAGTATAAATGTTAAGTAATTCTGGATTGCTAAATGAAATAATTGCAGGATCTTTATATTTAAAAGTAAAGCCCTCTTCATATTGTTTAGGTGTATAGGTTTTATTGGTAAGTGTATTGAGTTCTGACTTGATAATCGTTTCCGCTATTTGAGCATCAGACTTGGAACGTAAATCCATTCCATAGGTGACCTTCATTTCTCTGCGGAGATCAATTTGAGGTAGTAATTTCTTGTATAGTAACTCAGTCAACTCTAAGTCATTTTGGCAATAGAGTTCTAGCAGTTCCCGTTGCTCTGCTGAAATAGAAGAGTGGGGATCAATAGGTAAGTCCTGCATCTTTTGCGTATGCAGTCTGCCACCGTATATCTTTAAAGAGGCAACACCAATGGCTACTTCAATAAGGTCAATATGATTGTAGTTTCCAACACTAAAATTTTTATTCTTTAGGATTTGATAAGTAGGAATGTCGCTCATGACTATTTCATTTGATAAATCATGTAGCTTTTGACAATCATATCCAGCTAATGCCGCACTTATCATAGGTATATCATATTCATTGCCGTTGAAAGTAATAAGTTCCTGCGTCATCATTTTAGTCAATAAGACTTTATCCAATAGGCAATCAGAGTGCTTTGGTATTTTAGTAATCTTACCTGTTTTACTATTTTTAGCGCAGACTAAAAAGTAATCTTTATAACATTCCACATCGACAAATAATGCCATGCTCTGCCCCCTGATGATAAAAAAGCCCCAATGAAGGGGCTTAGTTGATTTGTGTTAAGTTAAATTAAAACTCAGACACATCTTCAAAATCATCAATAGATGCTGAAGCACCATCAGAAAATGGTTCGCCATTTCTATAGAACTGAACAGCTAATAAACTACCTAAAAGTTGTTTACCGCCTAATGGATGTTCTGAATACCAAAACTCAAATATGGCATTAACATAACAGCCTGGATACAATTTGCCATCTTCTTCAACTAAAGGAGTTTTGTCAGCATCAATCACCATAGGGCGTTTGGTAGTAGCGGCTTTTAACGCCATCATTCCTTCATAACCCTTGTTGTCTTTTTCATCACCATCTTTAAGGCAGGTGATTTTTAAACCTTTAGGCACTTTATCTGCAAACTTTTCTTTGATAAAATCATCAATCGCTTTTTCTACTTGTTTATGTGTTTTTGAATTTTTTTCAAACAAAAAGGTAGCTTCAAATTTGGTTTCTTTACCATCAAAAAATGCTTTTTTAAACACTGATGGAAATGATAATCTTACATTTTGAATTGTTACTTTTGACATTTTATTTTATCCTTTTTTGAGGTTTGCCTTAATTGGCTTGTAAAGTCTACATTGACATTTATAATATGTCAAACTATTTTAATCAAAGTCATCAGCCGATACAGAAATAGAAGATCGGTTATCTGAATCTGGCACTAGGGTGGGTTTACCTGGTCGTTTAATAATAAGATCATCTATAAACTGCATGTTCTTTTTACCCACCAACTTCTCTGCTTTGGGTACTGATATGAATGACTTTTCAAACAGTTGGTGGTCAGGATATACACCAGTCAATGCTGTTATAGCATCATCTTCATTAGTCCATGTTCGGCTACTTCTACCTTCTACTAATTTATAACCTTTGAAACCTTCACCCGTTTCCAGTTTATCTTTAACATAGTCTTCAACAGCTGACAGCCATGATTTAATCAATGGGGCATTTGCCAATGTTTGGGTAAGTTGGTCATCTGTTAATCTATTAACAGCTTTTGTTTCACAATTATCAAATCCACTTAATAAAGTATCTGTTGTTAGTTGTAACAGCTCTGGGCATCTTGGTTTGTGTCTGCACCATCGGCATTGCTCATTACCTGGTGTTCTAGGTGCATCATCCGATAGGGCAATTGCCGCTTGGATTTTAACGAACTCACCCCAGCGGTAAAGGTCATCTGTTTTAATACTGTACTCATCTATATGGTCTAAACGAGGTTGGACTATAACTAAGGTTATTTCTTTTATTTTATAGGCCAAGTTGTAATCAGATAGCGCACCCAAAGCATAAAGTTTCAATTGGCTATTGTCATAAGCATCAACTCTTACGCCTTTGCCGTATTTCAAATCAACAATTGTTATTTTATGATTGTCTGGATCATAAATAACACAATCTGCTGTACCAAAACCTTCAGGTGCATAATCACTAAAGTCTACTCGTTGTTCAATCTGAACATCACCTGGTATTGAATCAACAAAGTCAATATAGGTTTGCACATGTGAACACATTTCTCCAGTGACAAGAAAAGCAGAGCCATTTAATGCCTTTCCAGCAAAGGTGAAAGGAGTAATCTGTTTCACCATACACCATTCAGCCAACTCATGGGCGTAAGTGCCTTCTATAGCAAAGGCACTTGATGTATTAGGATATGCCTCTTGCGCTTTTATACTACCCGTACACTTTAACCAAGTGTGGGAGCCTGAAGCCGATAACTTTGCGTGTGCTGTCATTTTATTTGCGCCTTTCATTAAAATAAAGTAGAGTGTCAAGTCTACATTGTCATTATAGAGATTGCAACCCATGAATATAGAATTAATTATTAAACACTTTGATAATCAGAGGAGGATGGCATTAAGGCTTGGTGTAAGTCGTCAGGTTGTAGGTGACTGGCTTAAATTGGGAACTATCCCAGCTAACCGGGCCATACAGATTGAAAAAATAACGAACGGAGAACTGAAAGCTGTTGAGATGCCTATCATAAAACATCAGGGTTAATATGCAAACATTTAAAATATCAAGAGGTGAAAAAATAAGTGTTAATTGCACTTCTAAAATAGTTACTTGGGAAAATATAATTAATGTATTAAGTAAACATAAAATTACAGAAACAAAAGAAGAAAATGGTTATTTTGTGGGTGGAGAATTTAATAATAATTATCGTAATGGTGACAATATAATCAATAGGTCTTTAATTACAATAGATGTTGATAAATATGTTGGAACTACTGATGATGTTTTAACTGAACTTCAATATACTCTACCGTATAAATTAGTAGCGTATTCAACTTATCGTAACAGCACTAATAAACCAAGATTTAGAATCGTTATCCCTTTGCTACAAGAAATCCCTGCCCAAGATTACGAGCCTTTATGCAGGGCATTAGCTGATGAGTTTAAAGAATTTCCTTTTGACACTTGTGCATTTAAACCAGAACTTGCTATGTACATGCCGTGTACTTCTGCTGATTATTTTTCTGAAGCGTTTACTTTTAACAAAAACGGTGATTCTTTAGATATTAACGATTTTAACATAGAGAAGTATAGACAAAACATTGTAATTGACAAGGACAGTAGTGCAGTAAGTGATGAGTTTGAGGACTTACTTAACTATCAGCCTTTAGACGTTACCGATGAGGAAGTTAATGATTGTTTGAAGTTGTATAAGGCTGAAGGTATAGAATATGAAGATTGGGTTAATGTCGGTAGGGCTTTGTATCATCAATATGAAGGTGATACACAAGGGTACAGCTTATGGCACTCATGGTCGGAACTTGATGTAAATCGTTTTGATGAAAAGGAAATGAAGAGTAAATGGAAGTCTTTTAAGAAACGATTAAAAGGCAAAAAACCATTGACTTTTGCTACTGTTATTGAAAAAGCAAGTGGACTAAGGGAAAAAGAAGAAACCATTCACTTTGAGAAAATTATGGATGATGAGGACGATGAGCATAAGGTAGTGGATGTAGCTACTTATGACGCTTTGCGTAAGCGATTAAGTAAAACACCTATCAAAGTATTACCGGAAAGCAAACGTCAGTTGTTAGCAAATCAGGTTTATGAAGATTGGGGTAAGTCTGTTGGCATAACTAGGGCGACTATTAAACGTGAGTTGATGCCTAGAAAAAAGGAAGTTATTAGAGAAGATGACGAATGTCCAGAGTGGGCAGATGATTGGGTGTATATCGAAACCAAAGGTAAGTATCATAATAGAGTATTGAATTATGGGATTAACAGGGAAGCTTTTAATCAAAAGTTCAGTGGGGAAATTGAGTGTCGAGATGGGGAGCTAAGTGCTTCCCAATTAATGTGCGTTACTCATCGTATGAAAACTGTTGTTGATACTATGTATTGGCCTAATGGAGAAGAATTTATCTACCATCAGGGAAAACCTATGGTTAATACCTATAAAAATGGTCTTGTTGCATTTGATAGTTTAGAGGGGGATGAGGAGGGGCAGAGGATTGTTGAGATGTTCCTAGCACATATCCAGATGACTTTTAATAATGAACGTGAAAGAACAATCATGCTTGATTGGATGTGTCATATTATTCAATACCCTGGCAAACGTATGAATTGGGCATTGCTTTTGCAAGGTTTACAAGGTTGCGGTAAGTCATATTTTGGGGATGTTATGCAAGGGGTTTTAGGATTAGATAATGCTAAAAAAGTTAGTCCTACGGCCATAACAAGTAACTTTTCAGCATGGGCAACAGGGTCAATTCTTAATATTGTAGAAGAAATATATGTGGGGGGTGTTGATAAATACACCCTAATGAATAAGATAAAAGGGTATGTACGAGATAATCAAATACAAATAGAAGAGAAAGGTAGAGATCAACGTAACGTACCTAATTTTGCTAGTTATTTATTCTTTACCAATTATAAAGATGCCTTAGCTATTACCAATGAAGAACGCTGTTATTGCATTATTTATGGGTCAATACAGACTGTTGAGCAGTTATACCGAGTTCTAGGCAGCCCTGAAGAGGCTGAAACTTACTTTAGTACGCTATTTGAAGAAAGTATGCGAAGGATTGACGCAATAGCTTCTTATTTAATGAATAGAACTATCAGTTCTGAATTTAAACATAAAGGTCGTGCGCCATTAACTGAAGCACGTTCTTCCATGATAGGTTATTCAGCTAATCCTGAAGTTGAGCATTTTCATGACCTAATTGATAAGTTTAGATGTGCCATTATTAATGATGATATTATTGATCTGACTTATTTAACTTCATTAATAAAGATGGATTTTGATGGGGATAATAGTTTATTACCTTCTGCAAAAATGATTCAACATATATTAATAAGTATGGATTTTCAAAAAATAACTAACAGAGTTTATATAGCAAAAGGGGAACATAAATATAAAAAACACAATGTCTGGATAAAAAATATTGAAAATATGGCTACCAATGTTTTAGAAGTTCAAGAATTTCACAATACGTGTGAATTTTAAAATGAGGCATAAAAAGCATTTATTTTCCATAAAACCGTGAAAACCCTGTCTACTAGACACCTTTTTTGAAAAAGGTGTCTGCAAAGGTGTCTACATGTAAATTTTTGTAAGTTGTTAATTTTTATTAATATTATTTTTTTTATTTATTTACTTTTATTTAAAGTAGACAAGTAGACAAGATAAATAAGGGAAAACGTCCTACATGAGAAACACATGTTTTTTAATAAATATAATACGTAAGTGCCAGATATAAAAAACGTGTTTTACGTATTAAGGGGTATTGGGAAAAAAGGTGTCTACAAGCCATTTGCTGTCTACATTGACCAAATAAATGAATAATATTATTATAAATCAATAAGTTATAGTGTAGACACCATAAAAATAATGATTTTATGAGGAATTATGAAAAGAAGGATGATTAGTTTGTGGGAACTACCAATTGTTTTTGTGGTGGGTGTGTTTATATTTTTTATAGGATGTGTAAAATGCTTGTGGTCTTGGAAATAATTGGTTGGATTGGAATAGGGTATTTTGTTATTACATGGATATATTATGAAATCTATCGTGAATGGTGATGATAATGAATGATGAAGAATACTTTGCGTTAATGTGTGAGAAGATGAATAAGAAGCCAACTAAGGCACAGCTAGAGGCGTTTTTAAAAGAAGTTAATAGTAGCATCAGGGTTAGAGCTTTTATTTTGGCTATGGAGCTGTGATGAAGCATAATCATTATTTTAAAAAGACAGTGCATTTAGATGCAGTTGATGTGTATCGAGTATTGGAATTGTTTGAAGTTACAGATCCATGTCTGCAACATGCAATTAAGAAGTTGTTGTGCGCTGGTGGCAGAGGGGCAAAGGATATGGAACAAGATGTGCAGGAAGCAATGGATACTTTGGAGCGTTGGCAGGATATGTGTAGAGAGGATGAATTAATTGGATGAGGTAGATACGGCTAATGAGCAAGCAGAGAAGTGGTTGAATATTTATATAAAGGCAGCTAGGGGCGTGGTAGTGGATATAAATGGTACTGGGTCATGTCTATACTGCGGTGAAGAAGTATCGGAGCGTGGTGGCGTTGTATCGAGGTTCTGTGATAAAGAGTGTGCTGCGGAGTGGGAGCATCGAAGTTCTTTGTTGAGGTATTAAACTTGCTTGCTGACCAATCAGCTTGCTTGCTGAATAGGTGGGTATATCGGTATGGATATAATTTTAAATGTAATTTTAACTAATAGGGCAGGGGAATAGAGATGAGTGAAGAAAGTCCGCAAAGTTTAGGTGGAAAGGCAAGAGCGCAAAAGCTAACGCATAATGAGAAGGTGGCTATTGCTAGGCAAGGCGGTAACAAACGTGATGATGTATTGTCTGATGCCAAGAAGCATAAGATAGCGGTACAAGGTGGCAAGGCTTCTCAGGAATAGTTTGTAATTGTGTTTGTGTTTGTAGGGTGATGTATGTTGGCGTGGCTGAAGAAGGTTTGGTGGGAGTATCTGGAAAGCTGGAAATAGGGTGAATTTTGGTTTTTTCGAGGTGGAATGAGAATTATTATTGTTTAGAATAGCTATATAAATCAATGACTTACATAACCTAGTAAAATAGTAGGTTATTCTAAACATGTGATAATGTATCATTTTTTTATGGCTATAAAAAGACTATATTTTATAAGTACATGTTTTATAACGCTTTTTTATATTTAATTCTGATTGATTCTAGGCGCTTAAAAATAAACCTATACTAGGATACTAATAAAAATTAAAAATGCCTTAAAGCGTGTTTTTAAAGGTTTATTGATAATAATCAATAACATGAAATAGATTATAGGCGTTTAGTGGGTAGGATATAATGTGGCGTATTGCCGCGTTATAACTATATAGTTTAAAGGTATCAAATAACCTGGTAGTAAGGTGATTTAATGATAGCGATGGAATGGTATCGGGTAGGCTGAAAAGGTAGCTTAGAATGGATAATTTTTTGCGCTGGTAGAATATAAAAGAGCTGCAAGAGCTTGTTAAATTTTAGACAAAAAAAAGACCGTTATATAACGGCCTTTTATTGTTAGTTGGTGATAGGGTTATGACTTAAAAATCATTAAATAAAACTTTATGTAATGCACCTGCCAAGGTTAAGTTTCTAATTATCCAGTCGTTTGTTGTGTGCCGTTTTTTAATAAAATAAGCAGTTTTACCGTTAATTTTTAAACGGTCATGCTTATCTAATATTAGCTTGTGTGGTTTTAAGCAACTATTAATATATTTTATTGTTTCATTCTGATTCATTTTAGTTTCTCTTTTAGTTAAGTTATTACTGCTTATAAGTCATAATATTGAATCAATAGATCCTGGATTAATCTGGACTTGTTCTTTTCAAGTTTTAGCCTGGCGATTAATATGACGCCTAAACTAATCATGACGCCTTTATTTTTAAGGTCTGGCTGCTTTGTAGGCCGCCCCACTGGCTGTTTATATTGCTTTGGTTTTCTCATTTTTTTGCCCGGTAGAATTTATTATTTTTTACATTGTAATTAATTACAAACTCATCTGGCATGTCGTCGTAAGTAGTTAAAATTGACAAAAAATAACTATAACCACGACCTTTGGCCCATTCTTTTATGTCGTTAACGTTAGACAGGATTACACTATCAAAAACGCAACTATTATTGTATAAAATTGCTTTATATTTCATTTTTTTATCTCATTAATGTAAATAGTATCATTTTTGGAATAGCAGGCCATGCAGTCAATACATTTTGAATGACAATTGATAGTTGCTTTGGTATTTTTAAAATGGGCCGTGAAAACTTTGTCAAAATACATGGGCAATTTTTCAATCTTGCCAATTACTGAACTGGAATAAATAAAAGAAAGGTTATCCGGTTTTATGTTACCGGCCTTAAAATAGGCGTTTACGATGTCTTTTCGTTTTGTCCATAAAGTAAAAAAGGTATCAGGATTATAAGCTGCTATAGTTGCATAGTTCTCTAGATGTTGCAGATTGATAAGCTCGCCTAGTGAATGGAATCTGAAGGCCCTTGCATTAATTACCGGTATATATCTTATTGGCAATGGGCCTTCTGATAATAACGGCCCATTTTTTGATATAGCAAGGTCCAGGTTTTTATACCTTTTTTGCATTGTAGCGGCGTAACATTGTTGACATATGATACTGATATCTTGTTTTTTCATCATCTTAATACAAAATTCATTACTTAAAGTGGATGTATTAAGAGATTGGAAGCCGGCTAATTTATGGGATGAAGAATGGTTTGTAATATGTAACATTAGATAGCGTCCTTTAGTTAAGGTTAGCTAGAATTAAGCAAATGATGCGGATACCGCCAATAAAGGCGATACTTGCAAGGCCGGACAATATATATATTTTGTAGCTAGTGTTAAGTAGGTCGTTCATTTTATAGACTCGTTTGGTTAGGTTATGCCATCCATGGCAATAAATTTTTATTACATATAAAAGTCATCACCAAAAAACCACTTATCCCCTAACATTGCATGATTAGGCGATCCATAATAATCAGGATCAGGAGCGGTAATAATTGCTTGAAAATCTAAAGCATAAAAATTACCTAGGTAAGAATAAATATTATTATCAAAATAAGTTCCGCTCCAAGCAGCTGTTTCTTGTTCGATAATGTTCCAATATAATTTTATAAACCTATTTGCGCGATATTCTGTATTGTAATAATCATTAATGATATTTTCTATTATCTCTAGTTTAGTCATGATAGTTGCTCCGGTTTGTTGTAATAAGTAACTTGTTTCCAGATTGCCAGACTGGAGCGTCACTGTATCATAAAACTATATAACAAAACAAGTAGTAAAGTTAAATAATTTTAATATAATTGTATATATCAAAAAATTAAATAATAAATAGATTGATATCGAAAAATCAAATAAACCAGCTTTACCACCTTATACAACTAATAACTTGTATAAGTAGTAAAAGATTATTATGCCCGGTTTGCGTAAAGTCAAAAAAGAAAAAATTCATTTATTACCCCATATTGACCCTTTTAACTATCTAAGTTATTGAATTATAAGGTAGCTTTACTTTCCTATAAGGAAAGTAACAAGTAAACAAACTGTAAAAAAGTGTAATTAAATAACCAGGCAGCTCTTCAGGCCATACAGTCTGTGGGTTGTAGGCGCTGATGGTCTACAGACCACGGATCCCGTGGGCTGCGCTCTTTTCACTGTTACTGGAAATCGGGAAGGGGGGATACCCCCAAAAAAGTGTCTGCCTCCCCCCAAAACTTGACAAAACCCGTAAAATCACCCTGCTGCCAATTAAAAAACTTTACACTTTTCGGTCAATTTAGTGTTATATTTCTCAGTAATTTTTTATCTTAACTTTTCAAAACTTGACATATGCCAATAGAAAAACCTAAAAAACTAGCCAAGAAGGTGCAGGTGCGCCTAACCCCCCTACAATGGGCTAATATAGCCGCTAGGATACGTTTTGGAGAGTCTAAGTCATCACTTGCTCGTGAGTACGGAATTACCCGTCAGGCTATTCATTGGAAGCTCCCTGGTATTGCTGAAGAGTCACCTATAGAAACAGCCGCTAGTAAGATAGTAATTGCTCATGAATATGTTCAATCTGGCGTAAAAGGTATGCACCCCAAACTGCAAGTAGAAGCATGGGATATGGCTAAGAATTTGATAGCTATTAGTGAGAATTTAACGGAAGGCGCTTTGTATGGGGCAATGAATTTCTTTAAGCTGGCAAAACTTGCTCAAGAAATGACCGAAAGTATGCTTGCCGATGGAATTGATATTAATACTCTTGGTGCTATTAGTGCTATCACCAAAACCGCTAATGAAGCAGCCGCGCCCTCTATGAATCTACTCAACATAAACAAGCAGACAGTGGATAGGCTCACCAAGACTGGCGATATTATCGGTAAGAAGACCTTGGCTGATTTCTACGGTATTCCTACCTTGGTGGATGATACAGAAAAGGACAACAAGTAATGCCTAAACCAATGAGTAACCCCAATGCCTAAACCAATCCTAAACCCCAACCTAGAAGGGTTTTATGAGTCACCCGACTACCGTTACTATGTACTGCATGGTGGACGTGCCAGCGGAAAGACTTATCATACGGCTGGGTTTTGCGTTTATCTAGCCGCAACGTATTCGGTTAAGTTTCTATGTGTACGCCAGTTTCAAAATAGGTTATCTGATTCGGTAATGTCTACTATTGTGGAGTGTATCGAGATAGCAGGGCTGATGGATGAATTTGTGGTGATTGCTAACGAGATCCGCCATAAAACAACGGGTTCTAATTTTACCTTTTTGGGGATCAACCGAAACCTAAATGAAATAAAGGGTATGACTGGGATCGAGGTGCTATGGATCGAGGAAGCGGAGGGATTAACGGAGGAGCAGTGGCGAGTTATCATGCCGACAATTCGTGCAGAAAACAGTAAGATATTTATTGTGTTCAATCCTAGGCTGGCAACTGATTTTGTTTATAAACGGTTTGTGGTCAATACGCCTAATGATTGTATTGTACGGCAGGTAAACTATCCTGATAATCCCTATCTGTCCTCTACTATGCTGAGGGTTATAAATGAAGCAAAAGAGCATGATGATGATTTTGCTCATGTGTATTTGGGTGAGCCAAAAGATGATGATGAAGCCGCTATTATAAAACGGTCACATATTATGGCGGCAATAGATGGGCATAAGAAGTTAGGAATAGAGCCACTAGGTACACGCAGAATAGGATTTGACGTAGCCGATTCTGGAGAGGATGATTGTGCTATGATTGAAGCATATGGTTCTGTTAATCTATGGGCTGATATGTGGCATAGTAAAGATGACCAGTTGCTCAAATCCTGTACACGGGTGTGGAATAGAGCAAGAATTGAGAATAGCTTGATTGTTTATGATGCTATTGGCGTTGGGGCTACTTCGGGTGCAAAGTTTAATGAGTTGAATAATGGTAGTAAACTACATATAGAGCATCAGAAGTTTTTTGCTGGCGGTAGTGTGGCGAAACCAGAAGCGCAATATAGTAGATCTGGAATAAAAAATAAAAATTACTTCTGTAACATTAAAGCACAAGCATGGTATTTGGTAGCAGATCGTTTTCGTAACACGTTTAATGCTGTTACCAACGGTCAAGATTTTAGTGAGGATGAAATGATATTTATTGATTCAACTATGCCTCATCTTAATATTTTGATTGATGAATTGTGTACACCGCTTCAAGATTATGATAATAATGGGCGAATTAAGGTTGAATCTAAGAAAGATTTAGCCAAACGTGGTATAAGCAGTCCAAACATTGCAGATGCGTTTATTATGGCAAATCTGTCTAGCGATATGCGTAGACGATCATTTTTTGGATAAATAATATGTTTAATTGGCTTAAAAGCAAACCAGTAATACAAGAACCAGCTCCTAAAAAGCGTAAAAGTCTATTTTCTACGCACAACGACCATGAACCGCATTTTAATGTTGCACATGATGCGTTATCTGCTATCTACAGGAATCAACCAGCTATAGTAAACGCAGAAGGCATGGCGATGGATGATTCTAGTAATGGTTATCCTGCTTTTAAGATGTATTCTGCTGGGCAAGCTAATATTAGTGACCAATTGATATTCTGGTATGCAAACCAAGGATTTATTGGCGCACAGCTTTGTGGAATATTAGCGCAAAACTGGTTGGTCAATAAAGCTTGTGCAATGCCTGGTGATGATGCAATAAGAAAAGGCTATAACATTGTTTCAGTAGATGGCGAGGAACTTGATCCAAAAGCACTGAAAATACTAAAGCATTATGATAGATCTATGCAATTGACCTTTAATATGCGTGAATTTATCCGCAAAGGTCGTATTTTTGGTATTCGTATTGTTATGT